ATGTTTCCTTTTTTCCCGTAGAGGTTGTCTTTGATGTCATAGGGAGGATCAAGGTAAACAAATGCTAGACGGTTATCGTCCAACAATGCAGCGTAATCGTAGTTGGTTATAGTCCAATTGCGAATAACGTATGAATAGAACTTCAGTTTTTCAATTCCTCGCATTGAGAAGTTGGAGTCTGATGCTTGGGCACTGAAGGAAGAAGATTCGGTAAGACCACTAAAACTACACTTATTAGCGACGTAAAAAGCAATAGCTCTGTCCAGGTGACTTTTCTCTCTGTCATTGATAATCTCCTTTGCCTCTAGAAATAATCCCTTAGCGGATCCCTGATCAGGGTAACGGGATTTCAATTCAATGAGTTTGAGTTGTAACTTATCTCCATCATCCTGCAAAGTCTTCCAGAAGTTCACCAGGGGTTCGTACAGATCATTCACCCACACACGAAGGTCTGGATACTTTTGTGTCACCCACAGAGCGACAGAACCGCCACCTAGAAATGGTTCACGATAGACTTGATAGTTTGAGAGATCAGGGACAAACTGAGCGAGTTTAGGAACTGCGCGACTCTTCCCCCCAGGATACCTCAGAGGTGTTTTCAAAATCTGGTTCATGATACTTCAGATACTCGCGGAAGGTTTGCATAATTTCTTTTTGAGTCATGCCACAATTAGCAGCTGCCTCTGGTAGATTCATTGTAGCATGAAAAAGTCCTTGATGGGACTGCTCCACATTTTCAGGTGTGGTCTTTACAGTCTTTCCCATCAAAGAATCCCAATAGCGTTGTTTTTGTTCGTTCATTTTTGTAGAGCGGACTCTAATCCCATCGTCAATCTTAGCACAGAACCTGCCATAATACGATAACCTGTGCCCACATAGATCTGTCCGAGCAATACAAACAGAGTCATAGCGCCCCAGAAGTAGTAATACATTCTGGATTTGATCTGACGTGGTTTTTTCATGATTAGATAATGAGTTTTTTCTCTTCAGGAGTGATCAGTGGACTGCCGTACATTTCCTTGTACTTTTTCTTAACCGAGGGATGGACTTCAGCAACATACACAACATGCTTCATGTCCAATGTGATTTCAGGTTGTTCAGTATCTATAACACTTGCCCATTGCATGAATCCAAATGTTTGCCCTTGAGGAAGAACGACCAGACCATTCTTTACAGTCATCATGCCATTAGACCAGTCAAGGACTTCAGCAATTACTTCTTCACCTGTGACAATTCTGAGTAGTTTAATGTCCATGATTATTCAAATAGGGATTGGATTTGCGATCGTCGGTATTCTCTTAGTCTAACAGGGTCGTTGCCATAATAACCCAGATGCATATAAATGCAATCCAAATAACTAAGATCATCTCTGTCAACGTTTACACTATAGTTATCACAGTAAAACACAATGTCCTGTGGCACTTCAAGTGGTTCGGGATAATCAATAAAAAATGGAACGGTCACTTGAATTCACATTCCATCATGAGTTGTGTGAGACTTGCCAACAGATTGATTTCCTGGTCAGCAACAAATGCTGCCTTGTATTGATACTCTGCAATGATGAGAACCATAGCAGCAATGGAAGATCCTTCCAGTTTGCTGTAAAGAGTATCGTAGATCTTACGGTACAGTGAGGTGACATCGTTGTCAATGTTCTGGGTCACCCACTTCTTCACCTTGGTAAAATTCTTCTCTTTCAAACCACCAATAAGTTCATCAACAGATGCATCACTGATGACAGAGAGAATACCAGTATCAATCTTACCAGCGGCAGAATACTTCTGCAGTTCGTTAAGAACACGTCGCCAGTCAGGAAAATACTTTTGGATAACTTCGGCAACAACCTTCATCTCAAACTCAACATTCTCTGCACCGAGAATCTGGTTAATACGTTTGAAGAATGCACCTGCAAGTTGCTGCTTATCCTTACCAGTTACCCCGAAGTCCACAACTGCACATCGCGAATGCAGCGGCTCAATGATACGATTCTTGTAGTTGCAGGTGAATATGAAACGGCAATTCTTTTGGAACTCTTCAATACTTGCTCGCAGGAGGAGTTGTACGTCGTTCGTGGTGTTGTCCGCCTCATCAATGATGAGAACTTTGTGACGACTCTCAGAAGTGAGAGACACAGTAGAAGCAAAGGATTTTGCCTGATTGCGTACAGTGTCCAGGAAGCGTCCCTCATCCGACCCGTTGATAACATAGTAATCTGCTCCAAGTTCATCACACAATGCCTTAGCAACAGTTGTCTTACCGATGCCAGGAGGACCTGCTAGCAGCAGGTTAGGGATCTCACCATTATCAAGGAAGGATTGGAACGTACCCTTGACCTGATCAGTCAGAATACAGTCTTCAATTTTACGAGGGCGATACTTCTCAACCCACAGAAAATCATTTGCCATTGATACAGTCAAATCGTACGGACTCAAAATTGTAGTTACAACTGATGATAGTCTTTCTATTATCAGATTGTATAGGTGGAGAACGGTGTGCCTGATAAGCGGGGAAGACTACAATATCCCCTTCTCTAGCATCCAGTTGAAACTTTTTACGAGTCTCTGGACACCAGAACTCAGTGCTGTGCTCGGGACCATCCAACTCTAAGTAGTATACCATACTTACGTTAGAACGGGAATGGGTATGCCAATGGTGGGTATCCAGATTGTAATACTGCTGATACCATCCATTGTAAAGACTAAAATTTAGAAGACAATACTTCTGACTCATGGCATCATAGAAATCAGTGAGATTGCTATGTAAGAGTTTGAGGTACGTCTTCTGTTCTAAGTCAAGGTGTTCGTAGTAATCAGTCTTAGCGATTCTATCAAACTCATCTGCATCGTATCCTTTCCCTGCAGAATACTGAATGCTAGTAAGTAAGGGTGTCTTCAGTTTATTGTGCAGGGGAAAGGTGTACTTCCAGATCATGTGTTTGGTTCAAGTGCAATCCAGTATTTAACATTGTTGCCTTCAAAGAATGCAACGTTGTGGCGACTGACAGTCACATCGTAATCATCTGCCAACAGTTTCAGGTTCTCAATCTTGAAACAATAGCAGAACTCGCTACTAGTCTCACCAACTTCCATGGAGAAGGTATTAGAAGTCTCGTTCTTCTTATCGGTCACACAGAGTTTCAGAACTCCACCGTCGCCATACAGGCACAGATCGGGCACCTGATAGACTGCAGCGGCACGCTGAAGATCTTTGAGTACAGATGCAGTCAGACGAAACTTAACATCCTCAGAAGGCAGTTTAAGTTCTTTGTCAGGTGGTTGCACAATCACATCGGGATCGGCATAAAAGAACTTAGTTTTAGAACGACCGCTGCTGTCACTGACAGACAGGAACTGGGAGTTGCTAGTATCAAACTGGGGTTGATCAAACAGACTCAGACAACCAAGGAAAGCACTCAGATCATAGATAGAAATCTGAGTATCAAAGGATTCCTCAATCTGAGCAACACTCATGATGTTCTTATTGATGCTAATCGTGCTCAGTTTATTGCCAGGTTTGATGACAATAGACTTATTGATGCTGCTAAAATTACGCAGGACATCAATAGTTTCACGAGAGATAACAGTCATCGGTTAGGATACTCCTCAAGGTTGGCATTTTTATCATTAAAGTGTAGAAGCAGAACTGCATAGTGCAAGATCTTGATGATATCGCGGCGGGCAGTACCCTTCTTATCATACCGCGAAGCATACTTCAGGATGTTGCAGCGGCAGAATGCTTCTGCATCACCAACAGATTCAATCAAATCAAGAGTTTGAATTGCATTGTTACCAGCGGAGTAGTGCTGGTTGTATGTGCTGGTGATGTAATCACGGAGTTCTTTCAGCAACTCCTCTTCATTATATTTGAAGGTCATAATCAGAATGGTGCTTCCTCAGTATTGTACTCGGAATCTTCTCCTGCGTCAACTTTGGTGTACAGATCAAGGAAGGACTGTTTAGTATCTTCGTCAAAACGATTGATACATGCAGTCACTGCCTTAATACGATCATTGAAGATTGCATATGCTTGGGCAATATGAACCAGTCGGCGGGTGGTAATGATCTCATCAACTCCACCATCGTAGAAAGTTTTACGAATAGCGTTTGCCCACTTAACAAGGTTCTCGGTAAACTGTTCGTCGCAACCTACATTTTGCAGAATCTTCTGTTCAATGGCAGCGGTAGGATAAGACTGCTCCATGGTGATAGGGAAACGCTCAAGGAATGCTTCGTTCAGAACGTTAGTGCCGATGAAGCGACCATCATCAGAACCCTTGCCCTTAGTATTGGCAGTAGCGATTACAGTGAAACCTTCAGCAGGACGAACATAACGATTGATCTTTTTCAGGTATACTCCTTTGCCTTCAAGGACAGACTGAAGACACAGGATCTTGTTAGATGCCAAGTCAAGTTCATCCAGCAACAGCACGGCACCACGCTCAAGTGCCTCTACAACTGGACCAGAGTGCCAGACAGTATCTCCACCGACCAGACGGAAACCACCCAGGAGATCATCCTCGTCAGTTTCAATAGTAATGTTCACACGAATCAGTTCACGACCTGCCTTAGCACACGCTTGCTCAACCGAGAGCGTCTTACCGTTGCCAGAGAGACCAGTGATAAAAGTGGGATAGAAAACTTCCGACTTGATAATCTTATGCAAGTCTGAGAAGTTACCGAACGGGACATAATTGTCCTCTTTGCTAGGGATCAGGCACACACGTTCCTGAGCGGGAGCTTGATAGGTTTGCTCCAAACGTTCTGCAACAGTCAGGTTCCACTTACCACGACCAGTTTTGTAAGACTCCAGACGCTTCTTAACGGTGGGTTCGGAGACTTTGAAATGGGTGGCAGCAGAGTAAATATCGGAACTGTTGATCTCATCACCAACAGTGGTGGTCAGATACTGAACGAGTTGTTCGGTGGTCAGCGCCATGTAGTTCCCTTGATTACCTATGTATTATAGCACCCCCTGACCCAAGGGGCAAGGGGGTGTGACGGTATATCAGGCGACCATCTCCTCTCGTTTCATGTACTGAAGAAGATCTTTAAGATGTCCGATGTGTTTGGCACCGATAGCAACCTGGGGATAAGTTGCGTCTTCACCAAACTCTTGTTCAAATGCTCTTTGAGTGAAGTGGCAATTTAATTTATATTCTTGATACTTACCACCCAAAGATGTTATTAACTCAGCAACTCTTTCACATTCTTGACTACCGTTGGTGTAGATTACACAAGTTGATGGATAGTTGTCAGGCATCGTCCTCGTAAGTGATTGTAATTTTTTTAGTAATCTTACCGCGACTATCTACCACGGTTGAATATGAAACTTGTCCACCTAGATCTTCAGCGATACGATTGATTCTCCAATACGGTGGAACTTTTTCTCTTTTCCCTTCTACCATTTGTCGTTTATCATCATCCCAAATATAGTTATGGATTTTTCCATCACTACCGACCACTTGATAATCAACTTCAGTCACGTTGTCTCCAATCATCAGGTTTATCTTGCTTGAACCAGTCTACAATTTCATCTGCAGAACCGAACCCCGTTCTGTAATTAGATGGGTCGGGGTCACCTAGTCCCATCTTATTCATAAAATCATCCATACTGCCCTCCTGAATATCCTGAGCAGCACAACGGCGGGCTTTGTTTAACCAGTCTCTAGCAGTTGTGTATGACTTGGCAAGCTTCTCTGCCCAAACCATATCACTTAGTGGAACTTCCTCCTTGTTTGCTATCTTCTTACAAATACTCTCTAGTCGTAGTCTGTATTGTGTGGAAAGCATGTTACTCGTCTGTCAGATAGTGCTCTAATTGATTGATCCTTTGGAACTCAGCATATGCTGCTTCCGAACGTAAATGAAGAATATCGCGAAGATCATCCATGATGAACGTCGGATCAACACCGTCTTCAAGGTACTTGTCAATGGCTTCTTTGAGGTATCGGTATCTATGCCACTCTGCGGAATAGGGTTTGTAAGCCATGATAAAAGAGAGGGTGTTAACTATTTAGTGAGTCCGTAGCGATGTTTTCCTGACTGTCACTACCCGAAGAAGTTGGAGTGGGAAATCCAACCATAAATGCACCAGGGAAAGCCTTCTTAAAGTTAGAGCAAGCTCCCACTTGAGTGGCAGCATAAACGTGACCTTTAAGACGTTTAGAATCTCCCTTGTAATAGTATTCAAAATCCCACCTTGTAGCACTCATGCAATTTGCTCCACAAACTTGTTCAAAATAGACTTGTTGGTCATCTTAGAATTCATGTGCTTCTTAAATGCACGAGTCAGTTCACCTGCAGTAGCAGATTCACCTTTCTGTTTGATCTCCAAGTCTTGTTCTCCACCACCAATGTTGTTAGCAGGAAAGACGTACAGTTCGTCATATCCGTACTCAGTGATAGCACAGAACTTTTCCTTGGACCACTGCTTCTCATAAGCATCCATATGATGCCAAGAGATTTGATGCAGGATCGTAGTGAGATCGTGTTTGTTCCCGATGCGAATACCAATCCAGTTGCAATCAGTAATATTATTGAAGAACGATACAATCTCTTTAGTGGTATAAGATGCATCGGGGTTCAGGCGAGCAGTATGTCGGGTTACAGGATCTCGCAGAATAAAGATCTTGTGGTATTGATGGCAAAGATAATCCATACGATACCAAGGACCTTCTTCCTGAAAAGAGTTGGTGTTCTCGCGATAACGATAGTTTTCATAAGAACACTCTCTCACATAGGAGAGGGGATTGGATTCCCCATCACTCAAGATAATAACATTAACTTTCTGAACTCCTTCAATCTTACGGAAAGATTTAATGATTTCAGTTGAGCACATAACTGCTTCACCGAGAGGAGTCCCACCCAGACTATATCTTGGGTGGGGATTCAGGTGATAACCATTCATGCTCCAGACGTGAGTCCACAGATATTTCATCTGATTATCAAGTTCTGAAGTAGTCATCTTAGAGGAGAAGAACTCATACAGTTCAAATGTCTCATTCAAACCCAGAACATTGCTCTTCAGGTTGAACATCTTCTGCTCATTGAGTGGCAATTTGTGATAACCACTGTTGAAGGCATACACACGGAAGGGAATGTTGACTTTCTTACAGAACCAAATAAGGTTGTAAGTCTGCTTCAGAGTATCAGTCAGAAGAGTTCCTGTCGGGGTAGAGGAAGACATAGAACCAGACCAGTCAAGATACATGACCAGTCCATGATTCTTACCTTCAGGGACCGTGACAACTTTCTTAAAGATGTCGTCAGTCAGTTTGTATTTGTACAGAGAATTGGTGTTGACAACGCCAGTACGAGAGACACCTGCACGAGCATAGACATCTGCAGACTTCTTCATCTCAAACTGCTTAACCATGTAGTTAACAGTTTTGAGTGACGAATGTTTGAACTCGTTAAACTTTTTGAACTGAAATGCAACTTGTTTTGTTTGATGCTGCATATCAATCTCACTTTCCCATTTACGGTTGAAGTGGGACTTCAAATCAGATACAACTTGTTTGTAAGGAGTGATGATTTCCTTGATATTCACTTGAGGAAGATCAAGATAGATCCACTCCTTAGCGTTGTCATCCACCAAATCTAACTGTGAACGTTGAGATGCAGCATCAGTGATGCTTTCCAGTTCATCAGTATCCCCACCAATATCACCACGCTCATAACTTGGGACATCCAGTTGAGCAGGATCGTTACTAGCGTCATCATCACGATCTTCAGTGTCTTCATCAGAATTATCAAATTCTGATGGATCGGAACTGGTGGGTTGTTGCTCTGCACCAGGACCAGACTGAGTGTTGGAGGGTTTGATATCTGGAAGATCAGTAGGTTCTTCAACCATCTTACTCTTTGCAAACTCATAGAGTTCGGAAGCAAGATTAACTACATCTCGGAACGTAACCGTTTTAGCAACACGCTCAATCCAGGGTTTCTCTTCATCCGAGAAAGGAATCTCAACAAAGGAACCAATCTTGAAGTGCAAATTGATACGATCAATCAGCGCAAGAGTATCCAGACTGCGGGCATTGATACCGAAAAAGTCGCGGTCCATCAGTTCGGTATACCCACGATAGAAGGAACGCTTCAAACCAGGATAAGTGACTTTCATCTTACGCTCAATACGAGCGTCTTCCAGAACGTTCACAAAATCCTTTGGAGCGTCGCCAAAGTCTTCGTTGGGGGT